AATTATTTGATTGGTTTAATAATAAAAATTCTTTGATAAACGAGAATTCGAAAATAAAAAAAGGCAAAAAAGAAATAGAGCAAAAATATAATAACTTATTAGAATGCCTAGAAGAAGTTAACAAAAAATATGTGAATTTACTAGAACAGAAGTCAGAACAATTTGATTTATATGTTAAGTATCAAAAATTGTGTGAAGAATTTTCGAAAGACAAAAAAGATTTAAAAAAACAACTTGCTGAAACACAAGAAGAATGTACTTCTTTAAATACAAAAAATGAAGAATTAAATAAAAGAAACATGAGATTTGAGAGAAAAATAAAAAGAATGGAAAAACAAACAAATGAATCAATTAGGAAATAATATTGAATATAGTTATGATTGGTTAATTCGAGAAATAATCAAAACTGATTTTGAACAGAAGAAAACAAATCAAATTCAATATGTAAAAATGACTAAAATAGATCTATTAAGATTAGTACAAAAATTTATAAAACTGAATGAAAAAGGAGCGTGAAATATTGGAAAAGAAAATAAGATGTTTGAAACCAGAAGAAATTGAAATAAGAGTTCAACAAATTACTGAAAAAGGGGCACAATTATTGCTTTATAAAGACAGTAGATGTGATAAAAGAATACTTGATGAAACATTCGGAATCTTCGGATGGAAAGATAGATATGAAGAAATAAAAGGAAATTTATTTTGTACAATATCAATTTATGATGATGAAAAACAACAATGGATTGATAAATGTGACTGTGGAACAGAGTCTTTTAGTGAAAAAGAAAAAGGTGAAGCAAGTGATGCATTTAAAAGAGCAGGATTTAATGTTGGTATAGGTAGAGAATTATATACAAGAATATTTTATTTTGCTAGTGTTCCTACAAAGAAAAATGATAAAGGTAAATATGATTTAACTAATAAATATGAAAAATTTACAGTTGCTGAAATATCAACAAATGAAGAAACTGAAAAAATAGAAAAAATTAAAATTGCTGATAGCAAAGGCAATATTGTATTTAGTTATGGTTATCCTAAAACATCAACAAAGACTGAAACAAAAAAAGTGGACAAGCCAGTTGAAATGATTGATGCAAATCAAATAAAAGTAATTCATACATTATTTACTAAAATTGAAAAATCAGAATCACAAGTATTTAAAAATTTCACAAATGATAAAGCAAAAGAAAATGTATACAATCAGTATAAAGTAAATTCTTCAAAAGAATTAACAAAAGAAAGCGCAAATAAGATGATTGATTTGCTAAAGAAAAAAGTTGGTGAATAGTTATGAAAGAGGAATATAGACCTAAAAAAACAAAAATCGAACTATATCATGATCACTTTGAAAATGCAAAAACATATCAAATACCACATGCACAACTTATCATTGCTGATATACCATATAACTTAGGAAATAATGCCTATGCAAGTAATCCGAGTTGGTACATAGATGGTGACAATAAAAATGGTGAAAGCAAATTAGCAGGTAAAAGTTTTTTTGACACAGATAACGATTTTAGGATAAATAACTTCTTTGATTTTTGTACTAGATACTTGAACAAAGAGCCTAAAAAAGGTGGAGAAAGAGGAAAAAGCAGTAATGCTCCAGCTATGATAGTATTTTGCGCTTTTGAACAAATACCTATGGTCATAGAGCAAGGGAAGAAACATGGGCTTATGAAAAATTATCCATTAGTATTTATTAAAAATTATTCAAGTCAGGTTTTAAAAGCAAATATGAAAATCGTAGGAGCAACTGAATATGCAGTAGTTCTTTACAGAGAAAAACTTCCAAAATTTAACAATATAGATGAGTCTGGTAAAAATCATATGATATTCAACTGGTTTGAGTGGAGAAGAGATAGCAAAGATATTCCTAAAATACATCCAACACAAAAGCCTGTAAATTTATTAAAACAACTTATAAAAATATTTACTGATGAAGGTGATGTGGTTATAGATCCTGTAGCTGGAAGTGGCAGTACATTAAGAGCTTGTGCTGAATTAAATAGAAGTTGTTATGGTTTCGAAATAAAAAGAGATTTTGTTAAGAGAGCAAAAGAAGAAATGCTTTCAAACATAGAAAGACAGCAAACATTATTTGATTAAGGAGTTGATAAAATAATGGCATTAACAAATAAACTTAATTTACCAGAACCAATATACAATGCATTATGTAGTGATTATCAGCCAAAAGAACATCAATATTCAGTAACAACAATACTTAATCCAGTTAGACAAGTTATCTTAAAAAGAAGATACAATGATGAAATAGAACAAGATTGTAGTGAATTGATATGGGCATTATTTGGAACAGCATTTCATTCAATACTAGAAAATTCCAAAGAAAATGATAATCAATTCAAAGAGGAATATTTAAAGCAAGATTTAGAAATAATTTGTGATGAATTAAAGGGATACTTTTTAAGTGGCAAGGCTGATTTAGTTGATATTGCTATTAAAACAATTATTGATTACAAAACAACAAGTACATTCAAAATATTAAAAAAAGATTTTGAAGATTATAGATTACAATTATTAATCTATGCTTGGTTATTTAGAAAATTAGGATTTGAAATTAATAAAGGCCAAATAATTGCATTACTTCGTGATTGGCAAAAATCAAAAGCAAAGTTTGACAGAGAATATCCACAATTTCAAGTTCAAAAATTGAATTTTAAATTTACTGATAAAGATTTTAAAGATATAGAAGGATTTATAAAAAATAGATTTTTAGAATTAAAAAAATATGAAGATGTTCCAGATGAAAAACTTCCAATGTGTAGTATGGAAGAAAGATGGAACGATGGAAACAAATATATAGTTATTAAAAAAGGTAATAAGAGAGCAACTAAAATACATGAAACATTAGAAGAAGCACAAAAACATTTAGATAACTTAGAAAAAGATTATCCAAGTGTATATGAAATTCAAGAACGAATTGGCGAAGATAAAAAATGTCTTGAATATTGTTCTTGTTGTAAATTTTGCCCTTATTATCAAAAAAAATATATGAAGGGTGATGAATGATGATTGAAACAGGTATCATATTGAAAAATAAATATCTAGTGAAACAGATTCCTAAAACAAAAGCAACGGCTTGGGAAAAAATAAAAGCCGGAGATGTTATTGAAATTACATTAGAATTAACTTGGCGTAGAAGCGGTGATAACCATTGTTTAACCGCCTACTATCCATTAATTAATGGAATAGGAACTGGAATACCAACGATAAATAAATTAATTGAAAAAGGGTTGATTTTGGAGGAAATACAATGAAAAAGTATGAGTTGAGTTTATCAAGAAATTATGTATCTAGTTGGGGAATTGAAGAAGCAATAAGAGAATTACTACAAAATGCCAAAGATAGTAATGGGGAAGATGTTATTGATATAGATAAATTTTCTGGAACTATTACTATTACAAATAAAAATACATCAATACCAAGTTCTACATTACTTTTAGGAAATACATCTAAAAGAGATGATTTAGATAAGATAGGTCAATTTGGGGAAGGATACAAACTAGCACTATTAGTATTACTTCGTGAAGGCAAAGAAGTATTTATTAAAAATGGTAGTAAGAATTGGACACCAAGTTTTGAATATTCAGATAATTTTGAATGTGAAGTATTGTGTATTACTGAAACAGATGGAAATGGTAATGATTTAACATTTGAAATATCAGGATTTAATAGTAGTGAATTAGATGAATTGGAAAATGAGTTTTTGGGCTTAAATGGACAAGCCTATAATTCAATTCAAACAAGTTATGGTGAAATATTAACAGATTCTGATTATAAAGGAAAAGTATTTGTTGATGGTTTGCCAGTATATGAAGACGATAATTTTGACTATGGCTACAATTTTAAACCTTGCTATGTGTCACTTGATAGAGATAGAAAATCGATAAATATTTACGAATTAAAAAGATTAACAGCATTATCAGTTGCTTGTTGTGTTGATAATTTTGCATTTGTTGATGAAGTTATTGATGGAACAGGTCGAGATGGAGAATATATCAAAGATGCAAATATTGAACTTGATGATAATTTCAAAGAAAAATATGCAAAACACTTAATGGAAAGGTTTGACATCAAAGATGATGATATTGTTATTAATGAAAAAAGTACTGATTTGATTGAATATGTTGGAAGAAAAACAGATAAGGAAATAAAAGAAGTACCTAAAAAAATATATGCAGATATATTAAATTCACAATTAACATATTCATCAAATGTTATTCAAGAAGTTAAAGAAGAAAAAGATAATCGAGATAAAGTTGATGATGCATGGTATGAATATGAATATAGTGATTATAAAGATTTTAAAGAATGGTTTGATGATTATGGTAATCAACTAAATGATAAAGCAAAATATGAATTTAGAGAACTAATAAATCGATTAGAGCCTACAGGTTTTAATTTAATAAGCAATGAGGTATGGAAATGAAAAGATTTGAAATTGGTGAGAAAATAAAATGTATTAATACATATGGCTTACAATGCATAAAAAAGGGAAATATATACACAGTTTCAGGTTACAGAGAAAACGGAAATGTTATTCTTGAAGAACTTCCTATCTATGCATACGACCAAACATTTTTTGAACCAATAAAAGCACAAGAATTAACAATAACAGCAAACAAAATTAAAATAACAGTAGATGATTTATATGCACCATATGTATTAGGAAAATTTAATAAGAAAGAAGGAAATAAAATGATAGAAAGTATTAATTTAATTGATTTATATGCAAATAAGCATAGAAAAAGTATTGAGAAAGAAACAAAAGAAAAAATAGAAAAAATTAAAAATGAAAGTTCAATAAAAAAACAATATGATGAAATAACACAAAAATGTAAAGATGATTTGCAAAAATTATATATTTCACAATTTACAGACGAAGAAATTGAAAAAGTAAAAGAAACTTTAGAAGGTTTAAGTGGTTATCAAAAAGAATTACAACATAAAACATCAATTTGTGAATTTGGTTATTTTATTAATAGTGACTTTAAAAATGATGAAATTAAAAGCCTTGAAAACGAAATGATTAACAAAATAAACGAACTTAATGATTTAGTTAAAACAGTAAAAGCACATGTTGGAATTGCTAAGACTAAAGAGGAAGTAGAAGAAATATTAACTAGATATGGAATTATTGATAAGAAAGGTAAATTGGTGGTTAAATAATGAAATTAAAAGTTGGAGATAAAGTAAAATTAAAAAATAGAAGAGGTAAAGGATGGAATAGTGACGGTATGATGGATAAATATATTGGTAAGATTGTTACTGTATCTAATATAACTCTTGGAAATGGTTTTACAATTAAAGAAGACGACGGTAGAGGATTTCCTCGATGGGTGTTTCGCCTAGAAGATATTGAATATGTAGTAAAACAAAAACATTTTAAATCATTGCCAAACAATTATACAGGGACAATAGAAGTAGAAAATGGTTTTATTCAAGAAAAAGAAATACTAGATGACACAGAAAAAAGATATTTAAAAGCTGTTATTAGACCGTTTAAAAATAGAGTTAGATATATTTCTAACAAAGAATGGTATGACGGAGATCGCTATATTTTTATTGTATTAGATAGTGGTGAACATATTGCTTTGCCATATTTTAAAAAAGGAACTATGTATAACGGCATGAAAGATAATAAAGAATACACATTAAAGGAGTTGGGATTAGATGTTTAATAAAGTAACTTTAGTAGGTAGAATATCTACAGATTTAGAATTAAGATATACTGGTTCAAATAAAGCGTATTGCAGATTTAATCTAGCAGTAAATAGAATGAATGAAGGTACAGATTTTATTCCAGTAACAGTTTGGGGAAAGCCTGCTGAAAACCTTGTTCAATATCAAAATAAAGGTAGTTTAATACTTATTGATGGTTCAATTAGTATGAGTAATTATACTGATAAAGATGGAAATAATAGAACATCATTTGAAGTAATGACAAGTAATGTGCAATTTTTAGGCAGTAAAAAAATGAGTGATGAATCTTCTGTTGAGCAAGCAGAAACAGATCCATATGAAGATTTCGGAAATAAAATTGAAATTGATGATAATTTCTTAGATTAAAACGAAAGAAGGGGTATAAATGGATTGTATATCATATATTAATGATTTAATAATTGAAATAGATATATTGAAAAAATTAGATAATAATAATCCAGAAATAATTAATAAGATAAATGAAAAGGAAAAGTTACTTGAAGAATGCAAATTTAACTTATCAAAATTATCTAAAAATAGTATAGAGTATAGAATATATTTGTATTACTTGAATGGGATGTCAATTAATAAAGCTATACAAAAAGTAGCTGATGAAAATTATAAAAATGATATAAAACCTTTTACTGAAAGAGCAATTTATAAAAATTATTATCAAAATTTGAAAAAAATTATAAAAATTCATTAAAAGTTCAGTAGAAACATTGATATAGTATGAGTGTAGTATTTTTACTACAGTATGTAAAAGCATACCTCCTTTCTACGAGAAAAGCAGTTATCTCCTTTCGTGCTTTTCTCTAATATTGCTCTTTGGTGGAATTGGCAACACATTGCACTTTGAATGCGAAGAGTCTAGGTTCGAATCCTAGAAGAGCAACCAAAATTAATGTTCTTTGACAATTTGTTAAATAAACCATATGACAGACTACAATGCAATGTAGTATGGATATTATCTCGTTCTTATTAGTTGCGAGTGCGAATTTGTGATGGATTGAGTGAGCTGAGAGGAAACTCATTTAAAAAGCTGAGACTTACAAAATGTAGGGAAAGAGATAATAGTGGTTTGTTATGAAATGTTATAAGGTATAGAGGTCTAGTCGCCGATAATCAAAACCGCTTATGGAATATAGGACGATAACTTGCTAGTAATACTATATTATGGTGATATAGAGTGAAAGCAAGATACCATAAATCGGTTGTTGCAGTTGAGATATAGAAATATATGTATAAGACTAGTGCCTAGTTTGAGTAGCACAAATCTGCAAATTTAGTATTTAGTATATGATAGGAATTTTTGAAAAAAGCTAAAAAAGAAAATTAAACCTAATGTGTGTGAAAAATGTTGGTAATGAACCCAATATGGTCTAGGGTATTTATACTAGGTATTAGAGGAAATAAGGTCGCTCCTTATCAGGACTAATACTTGCCATTGACTGAATAATAATTGTTCATAATGAATTAGTGTGAGAAGCACTATTTAACAAATTGTCAAAGAATATTAAGCAAGGTGAATAGTTATGCAAGAAGAAATATGGAAAGATATTAAGGGATATGAAGGACTATATCAAGTTAGTAATTTAGGCAGAATTAAAAGTATTAGATTTACTAAAGAAAAAATTTTAAAATTTAATATTGATAGATATGGATATTCATTAGTAGGATTATGTGTAAATAATATATATCAAAAATTACAAGTACACAGATTAGTAGCCCAAGCATTTATACCTAATTCAGAGAATAAACCCTGTGTAAACCATATAAATGAATTAAAAAATGATAACAGAGCAGAAAATTTAGAATGGTGTTCAATTAGTTATAATAACAAGTATGGCAAAAGATTAGAAAAATATTCTAAAAAGGTAAATCAATATGATTTACAAGGAAATTTTATAAGGCAGTGGAACAATGCTAATGAAGCAGGAATTTTGTTAAATATTCCACCAAATAATATTAGAATGTGTTGTGTGGGAAATTTAAAAACATCAGGTAAATTTAAATGGAAATATTTGAAATAAATAATTTTAAGAAAGGAGAGAAAGATACAATAATTCTCTCTTTTTTTGATAGAAAGTAGGAAAATAATGACAAAAGTAAGTGAAAAGAAATTTCCACGATATGAAACTGGAAATATATTAATTTATAACGACAAAGATATTAAATATTATAGTGGTGTGCCAATGGAACTTGATGTTCATACTGATTATGAAGAATATCAGAGTCTTGAAAGTGATATTAAAACTATAATTCCACTCGGTTCAACTTTAACAGTAAATATAACTAAGTTTAAAGAATTAGATAACATAATGCTAGATGAAACGACAATGAAAAGAATAGCAAAATATAACAAAGATGTTGAAGTCAAAAGGTTAGACAATACAATTAAAGAAAAGAAGGATAAAATCAAAGAATTAGACGATATTTTGCAAGATAAAGAGGGTAAAGTTAAGAAGTTAAAAGAGTTTGTTGCAAATCTTTATAATATAGATCTTGACAAAGATGTTGATGAAGATGATGAAGGTTATGACTGGGATTAATTCTGGAAAAAGATTTGAACAGAACTGGAAAAATAGTATTCCAAAAGATGTATTCTATTATAGATTTAGAGATGGTTCTTCTAGTTGGGGTGGAAACGATAAAGTTAGATTCCAGCAAACAAATATATGTGATTGTTTAATGTTTGATGGTGATTATTTATATTTATTAGAATTAAAATCGACAAAAGGAAAAAGTTTGCCATTTAGCAATATAAAGAAACATCAAATTAAAGATTTATTGTGGGCAAGCAAATATGCTAATACAATATGTGGATTAGTTGTTGAATTTAGTGAATTATCAGAGTGTTATTTTATTGAAATAAGCCGATTTAAAGCATTTTATGATTCTACTAATAGAAAGTCTATACCGATAGATTATTTGCGAGAAAAAGGCATAAAAATAGGCGTAGAGAAGAAAAAGGTTAATAGTAAATTTGATATAAAAAATTTTATAAATAATGTTATAGAGAGTGTGATTTAGTGAAAAATGATTTTGATATTATAAAATATAAATTCAAAGACCAAATAAAAATAATTCCAATCGCCGATGTACATTGTGGAAGTATTAATTTTAATTTAAAAAGATGGAAGCAATTTAAAGAATATATATTGAAAGAAGATAATATTTACATTGTGATAGTTGGTGATTTAATAGATAATCAGACAAAAAATAGCCATAGTCCTTTCAATGTATCTGTAATAAATGGAGTAGCAATGACCCCATTTGAACAAAAGAAATGGTTGGTTAGAGAATTGACGGATTTAAAAGAAAAAATATTATGTGGTGTAAGTGGAAATCATGAATCTAAAAAAGATAATAAAGCAACAGATCAAGATATTATGTATGATGTATTTTGTAAATTAGATATTGAGGATAAATATAGACCTAACATGGCATTTATTAAAGTGCAAATAGGAGATAGAAACGATTGTGATAGACAAACTTATACATTTGGAATAACACATGGTTCTGGTGGTGGAGCTTTAACTGGAAGTGCAATTAATAGAAATGAAAAGTTTGGGTATGTGATAGATGGACTTGACTGTTTAATAACAGGGCATACACATAAACCAGCAATAACTAAACCGATGAAATTGGTAATTGACAGTAGAAATAACAAAGTATCTTTTAAACCTTTTTATCAAATAATTGCTACATCATGGCTTGATTATGGTGGTTATGCATTGGCACAGCAATTGAATCCATCAAGCTTTATGAGTCAAGAAATTATATTAAATAAAAATAAAACAAAAGAATTGGAAATAAAGGTGAAGTAATGAGAACAAAGAAAGAAATTAAAAATAAAATTAAAGAATTATATGAATTATCATCAAAAGGAAAATTTAGTATACTATGGATTGTGATTGTAACAGATGCTTTAAGTTGGGTATTAGGTGACGATTATTTGGACACAAATGTATTAATAGGGGATGAAACAAATGAATAATATTATCGGAATTCTTTGTGGTGTTTTTTTACTAACAATTTTTATTGGCTTATGTTGTTATTGTATAAGTCAAGGTATAAATAAAGATTTATTAAAAGAATTAGATAAGCAAAAGCAATTAAATAAACAACTTTTAGGATTATATCAAAATGAGCAAGATAAAACAGATACATTATACAGAATAATATTTCATATTAGGCAACAATTATCTTTACTAAAATTAAAAGAATGCCCAGAAGAAGAATTTAAAAATATACCATTTGAAATAATTGAATGGATTGATATGTTGGAAAAAGTTAATAACGGTGATGAAAATGGCATACGTGAGTAAATATGATAGAACATTTATTTCTTTTATGAATAAAAAATATAAAAATCATAGTGTTTGTTTTGAATTTATAGATGATTATAGATTATGGCTTTATGAAGATTATTGTGTATATGATAACATTTTGTATTATAAACAAATGGAAAAAGATTTACAGGAATATAGTGATTTTCAGACTGGAAAAGAGAGAGACAAGAGAGGCAAGATAGATGGCAACTGGGAAAAAGATTAAAACAGAAGAACAAATACAAAAAATAAAAGAATCCAATCGTGAAAATAGAGAGAAAAAGATACAAGATAGAGAACAACTTGTAAATCAAATAAGAGAAGAATCTAAAGAAAAATTGTTACCAACATTGAAGAAAAAAACAACAGAACTTACTAACTACATTATTGAATTATTAAAAAATAAAGGCGAAGAAAAAGTTAATAATATACAAATAATGTCTTTAATAGCACAAAGAAGTATGCTAGAAGTTGCTAATGTGGGGAATATTACATACACACCACAAGAAATAATGTTAGGCTTTAATTTGTATCTTGAAATGATAAATAAAATAAATGAAATAAAGAAATTCCCGCCAACAGTAGAAAGTTTTTCAATATTTATGGGAATAAGTAGAAGTACGTATAATAATTGGCTAGTTGATCCAGACAAAAGAGAAGTTATGGACTATATACATTCATATTTATTAGGTGTATTAGCAACAGGTGGACTTATGGGAGAAGTTAGAGAGATATCAGCTATGTATTTACAAAAAACAATGGGAAAAGTAGAAGCACAACAACCTATTGTTGTTAAACACGAAAAAGCTACTGATGTTGAAGATATAAATAGACAATTAGAGGCATTAAAAAGAGATAATGTTATAGATGCAGATTGGACGGAAAAAGATTAGTATGAATAATAAAATATTAAAACAAAATGCAATAATGATATTGTATATCACAAATGTTATTGATGAATTAGATAAAAAAATAAAACATATAGAACAAGAATGCTCATATAGAAGCAAATATATTGATATAAGAGTTAATAAAGAACTTAAAAAATATTTTGAAAAGTGTTTGGAAGAAGTTTTAAATGTAGGTATAGAAAAAGATTGACTGGAAAAAGTTTTTTGTCTGTGTGGCTGGAAAAAGTTTTCTGACTTTGTCCGTGGGTAAATAGGTGTATTTTTATACATCTTTTTATTATATTTTATTAATGATATGGCTTTATTTTATAGACTTATTCGCTTAATAAATGCTAAATTAATACAATTATACTATAATTTAAAACGTTGCTTAAAATGGCTAAAAATGAGTAAATATAGAGTGTTAAAACAGTAAAAATATAATGTTATTCATGTATAAATAATCAATAAAAAAATAGCCTTTTTAATTTGACTATTTTTGTTTTTTTGCAAAGTCACACAAACCACACCAAATAGCTAATGCTATTATCAAAATTGTGACCATTCGGTTACGTCCTCCTTAATTTTGTTTAATATTTCTTGATAATCTTTAGTATTATATTTATTATAGCATTTTTTTAAATCGTTTTGAAAACTTTTGGATGGATATCTAGTCCATAAACAAGCCTTTGCTTGACCAATATTTTCATTAATAATTTTTTCAAGCGTATTTATAAAGTTTTCTTTAGTGTTGTATTTACCTTTTGGTTTTCCTAGTCGTGTCCCTTTTGTTTTAACTGCTTTTAGTCCTTCTTTTGTTCTTTCACTGATTAGGTCTCTTTCAAATTGCCCAAGCACCGAGAAGATACCCAATAGTAAATTGGTGTTTGCGTCTGGTTTTTCTCCGGCCAATAGATTGAAATTTTCTTTTAATATAATTACGTTTATTTGTTTTTTTTGTATAAATTCAGTTATTAAATCAAGTGTTTTAATAACACCGCCACGAGATAAACGAGAAAGGCTTTCACATACTAGAGTGTCGCCTTTTTCCATTTTTTTAATTAGTTTGTCAAATTCGGGGCGTTTTGTTTTGGTCCCTGTGAAAGTTTCTTCTATATATTCACAGTTAACGCCATTTATATAGCCTTTATCCTTAAATATTTGGACTTGTCTGTTATATTCTTGCTTGTCAGTACTGATTCTTATATAACAATATGTTTTACTCATAGCATACCTCCAATAAATCCCATTTTGTCCAGTTTCCGTCAAGTATTTTTTCGGCATTTTCTACTAGTTTATCACAAATAAAGGCCAAGTCAAGATGTTGTTCGTCGCACATATAAGCCGACCATATTAATTGAATAAATTTTTGTATATCTTCTTCTGCTAATTCATTAATAATTAAGTCATTATTACATTGTAAATTATAGTATATTATCATAGATAACATATCATATTTATGTTTTTTTATTATTTCATCATATTCTTTAAAATTCATTGTTTTCATCTCCTTTTAGTATTTCATTTATGAACATCTTGCAATCTTCTATTTTTCTAAATTGTACACCATTTAATAATTCATTTTTATTATTAATTAAAGTATATAAATTAAATTTCTTATCGGTCTTTTCTTTTAAAATATTAATGTTTTTATATTTTAATATTTTACTTTCTGATGTGGTCATTTTTTAATCCTCTCTTTCTATTATAAAGTTGCCCATTTCCATTTTAGACACTTTCATAGTTGCATAATCGGGATAAAGTTGTAAATCTTCTTCTAAATTGTCTAACAAGTCGCATATTTCACGTACTTCATTAGTAAGCCCCTCTTTTTCTTCTTCTCCAGTCATACATTGACTTGCTATTTGGTATCTAAAATATTCTTTTAAGTCTTTTATTGTGCCTATAACATAATTATCTTTTTCTATAATATTATCGTTTCTATAAATCATAATTTTTCAAAGCCTCCATTTTTTCTTTTTTCAAATATTCTATAATACTATCTATTATCTCATTACATTCTTTTATATTTTCGTTATCGTTTAGTAATTCTTCGTATGCAATACTTTCCAAGTAGTCCCATTCTTTATATTCTTTACTGTTTTTATGTGGTTTATTTCTACATAGTATATTATAAAAATCTTCTAAAGTATTATTTTCTTTTAATTCTTCCCAGTTAAACATTTTCTTTCGCCTCATCAATTACTTTCTTAATTTCTTCAAATGTAAGTTCATCAATAATATTGCTTAAATAATATGCTAGTTGGTCTTTACTATTGTTAAAGTTATCTACTGCATAATCAATCATGTTTATAAATGTATTTCTAGTAAATGAATTACTATAGTCAAAATTAAATTCATTTTTTAAATATTCCATTATTTTATCAGTCATTTTTACACCTCTTTACTTTCTAAATATGCCTTTAACTTTGGGTCATATTCTTGTAATGCTAATAAGCATTGCTTATAATTGTTATAATATATTTGATATTTTTCTTTATAGTAATTTAATCTATAAAGAAGTAGGGTAGTTATTAATAATAATATAATTGTTATATATTCCATTATTGCACCGCCTCAACTTTCATTATCATTAATTTATATATATTTATTGTTTTATTAACGTCATTGTATTCTTTGCTAATATCAATAAATCTTTTTAATGTGTTTATACATTCATTTTTAGTTAAACAGCTTTGATTTACTGGAAACCCTAGCAAAGTGCCAAAGTCTGCAGATATTCCAAAACTAAATAGTTTATTATTAACATTTTGTACTAATATAAAGCGGTCATCTTCATATAATACATTGTATAGTTCATAATTATTTTTAAAGTACCATTTTCTAGTTTTCATATTAAGCCTCTTTTCCATAATTTAAAATATAATCTCTATAGCTTTTTTTATTTTTGTAATTTTTATTATCCCAACCGTTCATTATCTTAATGTTTAAGTCAAACATTTTATCTAAAATGTTGCATAATTTTATTTTTAAATCATCATTATTTTTATGTGTGTTACTTGCTCCAAATACACAACAATCATTATTGTAAAATTTATCCCATATGTTAGCAAATTCAATAACTAATTCTTTATCGTTTTCCACAAATTCATCACTAAAATAATAACTTTTTAAAATTCCGCCTTTTAAAACAATTAAACAATCTTTTTTATATTTTTTCATTTTCTCAACTCCTATCTATTTACCCAATAACCAATGGCATATATGTTTTGATTATATTTTTTATAATAATTTTCTAATCTTTTGTCATATTGATTGTTAAGTTCATCAACTATATTGTTATAGTCTTTTACTTCGTCATCAGTCAAAAATCTTACAAATAAATTTTTATCTTGTGCCCATTTTAAATTATCATAATAGTTAGATAAATAAATATCTCTATTGATACATACTTGCTTATCATCGCCACTATAATTAATTATAAAATAAGGTTTTATTGTTTCTTCTTTGTCAATTTTAGTATATTTAATATTTACTTGATTTTTGGCTTTAAAATAATTTAATGTAACTTTTGGCGGCTCTTGTTCATCGTCATAATATAAATCTTTGTCAATTGTCCATTTTGTATCAATAACTATAAAATGGTAATTATCATCTAGCATATAAATAGCATATCTTTTAAAATCTTTGATATTTGCTTTTTCAATAATTTCTTGCTCATGTTCTAATGAAATCTTTTTATTTCCCCAATATCTATTTTTGTGGTTTATGTTCCATAGTTTTATAAATTTTTCATAATTTTCAATTTTTTTCATAATTTTTATTTCTCCCATTATGTCATACTTGACATTTTAACTTTTTAAATATATAATGAGAGATGAAGAAAAGGGAATTTTGTTTTTAGTCGAACAACTCTTTTTTTCTTATATCATATATTACTTCATATATTAGTAAGCTTAAACAAGTGTCAATTGTTAAGTCTAATATTAAAAGTAATATATTTTGGCTTGAAGTTATAAAGTATTTGAACAATGTTATGATCACATAAGCCGAAGTGATAACATTTTCCCACTTTATAACTCTTTTTTTGTACATTGATGTAATAGGGTTAACTCTCATTTTTAGCTCCTTTCATATTTACCAAAACCCCATTTGATAATTATGTTTTTTTGAGTTTTCCCTTTTCCTTATCTCTATATACATTATAGCACTTTTATTGTATGTTGTCAATAATTATACTATAATTTATTCATTATTTTATAATATATTTATCATAGTATTATTATGTGCAAATTATATAAAACTATACTTTAAATTATATTATTATTTATATATTTATTTGGTGTATATTTGATATATTTATATAGTTATTATTATTGTATTATATATGCATTTTGGCGGTGTGATGTTGTATTATTGATATATTATTATATAGGTATATTTATATAGATATATTTTTATTATTATATTTATTTGTATTATTATTAATTGTTATTAATTGTTTGTTATTGTTATTATTATTTAAATTGTAACAGAAGTTTGCTTTCCTCTCTAATTTCAAAAATATATAATTATTTAACACTATATTATTATTTTATAGTGTTTTTTTGTTGTGGTTTAATGTATTATTTATTATTGTTTTAACCCTTATAAAATAACGATTTATTATAGTAATAACGAACGTTAACACCCCAACCCTATTTTTAAAAGGGTACTAGGGGGTTTTTTTACCCCCATAAATATATAAAAAATAACAAAAGGATTCACATATATAATCATTTTTAAAAATACTCAGTAAAAGTAATATATTTATTAATTTATATAAGAAATAATCAAGTAAAATTGGTTATTTTTTCATTTTATATTAAAAATTCATTAAAAGTTCAGTAAACAAAGTGATATTTTATGATTGAAGAATAATTACATATTTATAAACGCTACATCTTACAGAATGATAGCTATAAATACTAATCTTAAAGGTGATATTACTGATAGAGAAGCAAAATATATATAAAATATGTAGTTTAACCTTTAAATATAACACTAAACTTATAAAATTATATAGTTCATGAATGAACCAGTTACGTTGGAAAAATGGGGGTCATTTATGATACATGAAAGGTGATGCAAATGAAAAGAATCATTTATACTGATAAAAATAGAAAAATAATAGGTAATATATGTAAAAAAACAGCAGAAAATAGAATTTTATATATATATATAAGACAGGATAATGGAATTATTATTAAGAGACCATATGAAAAATACAAAATTGAAGAAATCAATTAAAACAAACAATAAGTGAGGATCTATTATGAAAATAATTTTAAAAAATGGAGACTGTTTAGAATTAATTAAAGACATACCTGATAAATCAATAGATTGTATTATAACTAGCCCGCCTTATTGGAAAGGTTTTGAATATGAAGCGTATTTTAATTCATATAAGCAATATTTAGATTGGTGTGAAATATGGTTAAAAGAATGCAAACGTGTTTTAAAAGATGACGGTACATTTTATTTAAATGTGATAAATGATAGTGAAATAACGATCAGAGCATTTGAAATAATGGAATTAGCAACAAGAAAAATAATGTTTAAATTGCACGATACAATTATTTGGTATAGATATAATCAACAACCAGCCAATACTGATAGACAATTAACTAATCAGTGTGAATATATTTTTATGTTAAAACATACTTCTGCAGGCGTAAAGTTGCATAAACAAGAATTATATTCAAAATTTCCAGAATTATTTAAAACGAAAAATGTAGGAAATGTATGGGAAATTCCATTTAATCGTGGAAAGCAATCAAATAAAAGTTTTGGAAGAAAAGAAACAAAGTCTAAATGGGGACATAGTGGGTTTCCTTTAGAATTACCAGAAGCTTGCATATTATTATCTACGAAAGAAAATGATACAATATTGGATTTATTTATGGGGTCAGGCACAACAGGTGTTGCTTGTAAAGAGTTAAATAGAAATTTTATAGGAATAGAACTGAATAAAAACTATTTTGAAATTGCTAAAAGCCGTATAGAAAATATTTCAAATAGTAACTAAAAAGGAGAAATAAAAATAATGGATAAAGAAGAATTAGAAAATTTATATAAAGATTTTACTTCACAATTAGTATTATCTAAAAATTTAGACGATATAGGTTTAATTGCTATAACAAAAAAACAGTTGAAGCAAATAATAAAAATAATAAATCATTATAATCAAATACAATCTCAATTAAAAAAGCGAAAAGAAGTTATTGATAGAATACTCAATGAAACAAAAGAAACAAGAAATATATTAAACAATAATCGAGATGACAATATGTTATCAAAAAGTTGTTTATTATCTTATTTAGAAATTGTTGAAGATTTATTAAAAGAGGTATCAGAATGAATATTTATTATGATGTAGAAGATAATCATTATAGAACATATCCTGATGGGGATATAGCAACTGTAGACCAAATGAGAGAATTAATTGAAAATAAAAATTTGTCTATTGCAAAATTACAACAAGAAAATAAAAAATTAAATGGAGCTGTACAAACTTATGACATACTTTTAAAGTCAAACGTTGAAGAAAATAAACAACTAAAAGACTTAATTGATACTATATTAAACTTTTCATTTTTCAAAGAAGAATGCCCTTTAAATCTTGGGTTTGAAAATAATACTAATGAAGATAAATCACAAAGCATTTTTTATGAAGACGAGTGGTGTGAGAATAATTGCAATGATAATTATAAAGATTGTTGGTTAAAATATTTTGAAAAATTACAAGAACTAGAACAAGGAAGTGATAGTAATGAATAAGAAGAAATATGATAAGAAAATACAAAAATATCATGATAAAGCTAAAAAAACACTTCCTTATAGTCTAAATATGTTTTCTTATTATGAATTAAAAGCAATTTTTTATGAAATGTTAAGGGAGATTGATAGTAATGTTAAAGATTAAAGACTATTTAGTATTAAAAAATATTGAATCTTATTTAGAAAACAAAAAAGATGAAATGTTAATAGAAAACAATAATTATAGTAATCTACCTATTGAAGAAATTGAAAGACTATTAATTAATCTAAAAAAGATTTTAAATAAATTAGAAAATGAGTAATAGAAAGTAGAGAGTGATGAATAAATGATAAGTGGTGCAAGTGAAGAAGAATTAGAACTAGCAAATGTTATAGCAGATAAATTATTATTGCAAAAAGAAAGTCAAGAATTAAAGAAACAACTTGAAGAATATAAAAAAGAGTTAGAAACAGCAGACAATTTAACGCAAATTTGTATTTTTAAAGGAAAAGAAGAAAGCAAAATTTCGTATAGAAAATGTTTAAATATATTAGACAAAAAAGAAATTCAACAAAAAGAGTTTATAAAATATTTAGAAGATAAAAAAATATCTCCTATAAAGTGTGTATTAAATAGCATAGATGACAAAAATCATGATTATAATATGTTTAAAAATAAATTAGATAATTACGAAGAAATTTTACAAAAATATAGAGAAATAATAGGAGAATAGGACTAAATGGCACAAGGATTTTTGGCTGATGAAAATGGTGTTATTCTTCAAAAATTAGAAAATATTGACCGAGTAATATGTCTTGATGATGGTGATCGTATTCTTCGTAAAGGTACATTAGAATATCTAAATGATACTACCGACATAAAGTACCATTTTATCAAAATCAATCCCAAAATATTTGATAAATATTGTAAAAAATATTCAATACTTCCTTATCTAACTTGCCATATTGGTTATATGGACAATATATGTTGCTATGATAATGGCAAAATCATTCGATTAAAAGATTTATCAAAAGTATGTGAAGTGAGTGAAACTACTATAAAAAGGCAATTAAAAGGCTTGATAGCAGATGATATTATTCATAAAGTGCCATATAAGAAAAATCAAAAATGTTTAATGATAAATCCATATTTTGCTATGAGAGGTAAAAGAATATATTTATCAACTTATAATGAATTTAAACTATCGGCTCTGAGAAGTGAGGTGGAAGACTGATGGATAAAATAGATATATTTAAGGAATTAGTCAATAGAAAGAAAATATTAGAAGAAAAAGGATATAAAGTTATTTATATTGGACTATATGGAAGTCAAAACTATAATTTAAGTGATGAACAGAGTGATATAGATGTTAAGGCAATTATATTACCTACATTACAAGATATTATATTTAGAAAAGTAACAAGTACAACTATTGAATGTGAAAATGGTAATATAGATGTTAAAGATTTAATAACTTTCTATGATGTTATAAAAAAAGGTAATTTTAGTTATGTTGAAGCAATAGATACTGAATATTCTATTGGAGATAAATACATAAAAGAATTGTTTAAACAATTTAGACCAAATTTAAAAAGTATTTTAGGCGCTATGTATGAGAAAAGAAAAGCCTTAACACATGAGTATCCAAGTAAGCATAGTGAATTTGAAAAATGGGGATTTGACCCTAAACAGCATCATCATATTTTAAGATTATATGATTTATTAGAGTATAACTTAAAAAATAATGATACAAGAAGTTATTTAGTATACGAAGATAATTCAGATAGACAAAAAGAATTGCTAGATTATAAAAGAAATAATAATAATATAGCTTTATCAATTATTGAACAAGATAGTGATGATTTTATAAATAGAGCTAGAGAATTAATTGATTATAATTATTCTTATGAATATAAAAATATAGATGCTGAAATAAACCAATATATAGAAACTAACATCAAATTAGAATTGCTAAAAACCAGTCCAACTATGACTGCTAGAGAATATAGAACATTCGATGGCAATATTCCTAAGAAAGATTTAGAAAAATTTCCAATATTACAACAATATGATGGCAAAGATATTTCTTATATTGTTTATGAAAGTGTGGAAATATTATGAATAAAGACAGTATAAAAGACAATATGTATGCCTTATATGAAATGTACAATCAATATAAATTATTATATAACTTTTATCAAAAATATAAATCAATCAAAAATGAAGAAGATATTCGAGAAAGAATAGAATATTTAAAGAAAAATCCAAAATGTTCAATGAGAACAGAATTAGAAACATTATTATGGTTATTAAATGAGGTGGAATAGATGATTAAAGATTTAATAGCAAAGCTTGTTATTCCTAAAAACACACCATATTGCTATACCCCTAAAAAACCAATTAAACCTAGTAAGAAATATCCATATGGTGGTTATAAAGTAAAGCATTGCCCGTTTCATTGTTATAGATTTAATAAAGAATATAATTGTAGAATGGAATATTGCAAATATTTAAAAGATTTCCTTTCAATACAAGATGATGTGAAAGATTGTTGTATAAATGATGATTGGGGTGATTAAATGATAAATGAAAATAAATTAAGACAAGCAATATTAAGTGATTTTGAAAATTTATTGGTTGCCGAATTTACTGCCGATTGGAAAATCAAACGATTTTTAATAGAAATGTATTTATCGGTTATGAATTTAGATAACACTAAAAAATTTATATGCTCATTAAATGAAACACAACAGGAAAAAATTGTTGATAATGCTGTTTTAATACAGATAGATGGCAAAAATTTTAAATGTAAATGTGGTGGAAATGTATTCAGCAAAATAGATAATGGAAAATATATCTGTAATGCTTGTGGAGAGAGTTATGTCGGAGAATAAATTAAGCATTAAACAAAAAATGTTATTGGAAGCAATTGAGTGGTTTATTAACGAATATGGATATAGCCCTACAAATCGTGAACTTGCTAATATATTAAAATGTGATGTTAATACAGTATTTAAGAAATTGCTTATTTTAGAAGATAAAGGATATATAAAAACTCAGAATGGACGAGCTAGGACAATTCAAATAATAAAAGAGGTGGAAGAATGAAAGTAATAAAACATGGAAAAAATTATGTGAGATATGCAGTTTGCGATTGTGGGTGTGAATTTGAATATGATAGAAAAGATGTTGGTGTTTTTAAAAAACAGTATGAATTAGGTATGTATGGTCATAATGCGATTTTTCGTAAGGCTACAAAAGAAGAAATAAAAAAAGATAATAACCTTGTTTACTATGTTAATTGTCCAGAATGTGGCAAAAACAACCGAGTAAAAGAGGATGATTAACAATGGCTAATGAATATATAACACCAACAAATGCAGGAATATTAAAAAATTATTATTATGGACAATTATATATAAGTAAAAAATGGTATGTAAGACCGATTGATTGGGCAGGTTGTTGGAAACGTGATAATGATAAGCAATATTTAATGGCAGGTAATATTGAAAAGCAATTTGATTCTGAGCAAGAGTGCATTGATTATATAAATGAGGTGTCAAATGGAAATAATAACTAACAAAATAAAATGCAATTATTGTGGTGACATTATAGAAAGCAAAACAGTACATGATTATAAACAATGTAAATGCGGAAAGGTATCAGTGGATGGTGGTCATTATTATTTAAGCAGAAACTTTCCAAGTGAAGTACCATTTAATCCCGATAAACATTTTACTGATTTAAGTCATTATATTACAGATGAAGGAGAAGAAGTAAATAATGATAAATGTATCTGATTATATACAAATGATTCTTCATAAGAAAAAATGGACTAATGCTAAATTATGCCAAGAATTAAACAAAATAGAAGAACAACTAGGCGAAAGTAGGACAACCCCTCAAAATATATCAAATTATTTTCATGGACAATGGTCTTTCAGGCCTAAAGTCCTTGTTAAATATGAAAAGGCATTAGGATTACAACAAGGTGTACTTGTAAATATGGTATCTCAGCCATCTTCAAAAGAGGGACAAAAAGAATTGAAAGAAATAATAAAAAAAGTAGGTGAAATTAAATGATAAAAAAAGAAATTTATCCAAAGACAAAAAGAGTTAGTTGCAAAGGCGATAAAGTTTATCTTACTGAAAAGATAGATGGTAGTAATTTAGTATTTTTTAAGAAAGATGACAAATTATACTTTGCACAAAGGAATAATATTATTTGCATTGATGAAATTGAAGAACAAAAAGGAATGTTATATAAAGGGTTGTATCAATGGCTATTAGACAATAAAAATGAGCTAGAAACTGAATTACATAACAATAGTGCTATTTGTGGTGAATGGATAGGAATGGGTTGTCTAAAATATAATGTTGATGAATTTGATAAAAGATGGTATATGTTTGCAAAAGCAAATATAGATGATGATTATAATTTATATAATTTAATTTATGACCATGAATTATTTATATATCCATTTGTAAGTCAAGAAATACCTAATTTTATTGGAATAGTACCAGAAGTTACAGAATTGATTAATTTGCCAAATAAAGAACAACTAGATAGTATTTATGAGAAATATACAAACAAAGTTAACAGAAATGTTGAAGGATTTGTAATTAATTATAAAAATATAATAAGCAAATATGTAAGAATGAAAAATGGTCAATTAAAAGAACATTTTGATAGAGGTGAATAGATGAAATATTTATTAATTGGATTAGGAACGATATTAACGATTGCCTTTGTATTAAGTTTATCAGCCCTTATATTTTGGGGATTAGGTAATCTAATAATATGGGTATTAAAAATTAATTATATATGGACATTTTGGCATGGATTAGTATGTGAATTAGTGTTCATACTGTTGAAAGAAATATTTGGTGGCAAATAATATGACAAAAGAAGGATTTAATTATATGTTAGAGGCTTGTAAAGATACCTTAGATAATTGCAAAGAAGGCTTAATGAACCTGTTTGATAAAGGTAATTGTCATTTAGATATTAATTTTCAATTTAGACCGGGCGAGGTAGTTATTATGAATGTCAGCTCTGACTATAATGTAAGAAAAAATGATGTTAATGAAACAACAGTTATAAACTTAGGAAAGCAGGAATTAAAATGAAAAGAGAAATAAAAGATGAAGATAAAGAATATTTAGTAATAAAAAATATTGCATCACCAATTTCCGTTGGATTCCCAACATCAAATGTTAAAGTATTTTATCTTACCGAAAAAGAATTAAGAAAAAAATTAGAAGAAACCGGAAACAAAGATATAGTTGGTATCTTTAAAAATAAACCAATAGATGTTGAAACAATAATAAAAATAAATGATTAAAGAAAGTAGGATTAAAATGAAAACATATCAATTTACAAGAGAAGCAAAATACATCGAATATGGTGTTGTTACTGCAAATTCAAAAGAAGAAGCAATAGAACTTATAAAAAATAATGATTATGATGATATTTATGACACTTCATTAGAAGAAGAATATAATGAAACAATTAAAATAGAAAAGGAAGAAGGAATAGAAAATGAATAATATGTTAATTATAAGTCAAGATGAAAAATTTACAGGAATGGTAAAATTTTTAGGAATAGGGCAAAGAAATCCTAAAACAGTTATAGGTGATGAATTAAAATCACTATTAGAAGAAAAGAAAATGACAAGTGATGAACTTATCACTTTAGTAGGTAATAGTTATAGAGATAATATTAAAAGAGTATTAGAGAATCAAGAACAACCTAAACCAAAATTAGTAGAATTAATTACAACTAAACTAGGTGTTGATAGAGATTATTTTGAAGATAAAGAACTAGAAAATGTAATTGTTACTGATAACAATATTGTAGTGGCAAAATATCCTACAAACAAAAGAACATTAGAAGTGAAACAAGAATTAGATAAGTATATTGTTGAATGTGTAAGAAAAGACACTAATATAGTTATAGAAATGCCAAAAGAATAATATGAAAGAGATATGGAAAGATGTAGTTGGTTATGAAGGAAAGTATCAAATAAGCAATTTAGGAAGAATAAAATCTTTGAAAGGTACTCAAAAAATAAAGAAATCAACTATAAATAACAGGGGATATAGATTAACTTTGTTAGGATACAAACCAAGAAAATCCTTTTATATACATAGGCTTGTAGCGCAAGCATTTATACCTAATCCTAATAACTATCCTCAAGTAAATCACATTGATGGAAACAAATTAAATAATTGCGTTGATAATTTGGAATGGTGCAGTCAATTAGATAATATAAGACATGCCTATAGAAATGGGTTAATACCAATTTCAAAAAACTTTAAAGCAAAACCGGTATATCAATATGATAAGAAAGGTTTTGTAATAAAAAAATGGAACTGTGTATCTGATGCTGAAAAAGAACTTGGCATTTGTAAATCAAGTATATGTGCTTGTTGTAAGCATAAATATGGTTTTAAGACAGCGGGTGGTTATAAATGGGAATATGTAAATACAACCAAAAATGATGTAGTACTTCAATTTGTAAGGAAAATATAAAGAGAGAGTGATTAGATGATAAAAGTTGGAGATAAAATCCAAATAAAAAAACAAGAAACAACACTTGAAAGCACTTTTACAGATATATTAAATGTTCTTAAATCGTCAAAAATGAAAGAACACGATAAATTAGATTGGTGCAATAGTGCTTTGAGTATTCTTGAAGAAATGTATAAACAAGATGAATTAGGTAGTGTTAAAGTAGCAAAGACTAAACTAATTCCAATATTGCATAAATTAATTGAAGGGAGCAAAATTGAAAATATGGCTCTCTTTTTTGATTATTATAAAAGAGCCTATTGTTTTTGTGCAAGAAGAGATTTTGAATGCTTTGTTGATTATATTGAATGGAATATGCCAAAAAAGGTATTAGCAAATCGTAGAAATGTATTAAAGCCATATGTAGATGCCTTAAATAGAATAGCATTTGATGAAAGATTGCAATATCTAGTAGTATCTTATCCACCATCAATGGGTAAATCTTATTTAGCAACATTATTTACTGCTTGGGGTTATGGTATAAGTATTAATAATTCTGTAATAAGAATGTCTTATTCTGATGAATTAGTTTTAGGTTTTAGTAGAACTGTTAAGGGAATAATATCTAGCCCTGAATTTGCTGAAATATTTCCTTTGTTCAAATTATATAATGGAAAGCCATTTGAGGTAGAAAGAGAATCAGACTGGAAGATAAAAAATGCTAATGTTCCTAAATCAAATCATATAGCAAGAACTCGTAATGGTTCAACTACTGGAGAAAGAGCTTCATTTGCAATTATATTTGATGATATGACAAAGGGAGCAGAAGAAGCAAACAGCGAAAAGGCGCATAGAGATATATATGATAAGTGGAATACTGAATGGTGGAATAGACGAGATGGTGTAAGATGTAAATTTATATTTGTTGGTACTCAGTGGTGCAATGAAGACATTTTAAATAGGATAATTGAGGATAGAAATAAGGTGTCAAGACTAAAAAATACAGACAATCCTTATGTTATGGAAAGTGAAGATAAATCAACAATAGTTATTCGTGTTCCTATGCTAGATGAAAATCATAAAACAACTTGTAGTGAAGTATACCCACAACAAATAGCAGAACAAATCGAGCAAAATACAGATCCATTTTTATTTAGTTGTGTATATCAACAAGACCCACTACCTGTTTCTGGAAGGGAATTTGCATGGGAAAATTTAAGAACATATTTAAACTTGCCAAGTGATTTAGAATCATATTGTATGGCATCGTTGGACACAGCTAGAAAAGGAAAAGATAATGTGTCTATGCCAATATTTAAACCAGACGGAAATGGTAATTATTATTTTGTTGATTGTATATTTAAACAAAAACCTATGGAAGATTTATATGATGAAATCATAGAAAAAATAATTCAACATAGAATTATAAAACTTGTAATTGAAAATAATATTGATACATCATTAAAAACACTACTAACAGATAGGCTAAAACAAAGGGGTGTTAATTGGTGCGAAATTATAGAAAAATATAATACTGTAAAAAAGGAAGAAAGAATTAAAAACAATCGTGGTATAGTTCAAAAGTTTGTTGTATTTTTAGATAAAACATTAACTAAACCAAATAGTGATTATGGGAGATTAATGGAAAATATGACAAAGTATTCTTTTGATAAACCGAACTTGCATGATGATTCTGTAGACTCGGTTTGCATGTTCGCTAGTGAAATAATTGTTGGAAAATTTAATTTTATTAAACCGATAGCTTGCAAAAGACTATTTTAAAAAGTAAAGAGGTATAATATGGAAGAAATATGGAAATATATACAAGGATATGAGGGATTATACCAAATATCAAGTATTGGAAGAGTAAGAAGTTTAAATCGTATAAATCATTTTGAAGGCAAAAATCAAATTAAAAAATATCAATGTGGTCAATTATTAAAAGGAAAGGTGTTAAAATATAAATATGTACATGGTTATACAAACGTGACTCTATATACAGAAAAGCATAAACATAAGCAATATCAAGTTCATCGTTTGGTAGCACAAGCATTTATACCTAATCCTAATAATTATCCTGTTATTAATCACATCAATAGTATTAGAGATGACAATAGAGTAGAAAATCTTGAATGGTGCACCTATTCCCATAATAACAAGGAGGCATTTAGAGTAGGCTTTAATTATAAGAAAATGGATGGAAACAATCCCAGTGCAAGAAAGATAACTCAATATGATTTAAGTGGAAAATTTGTTAAAACATGGGAAAGCATTGCAACAGCGTGTAGGTCATTAAATATGGTAAGAACAAGCATAACAGAATGTTTGAGTGGAAAGAGAAAAACCGCATATAAAAGTATATGGAAATATGCAGATGAAGATACTGAATAAGTATCTTTTTTCTTTTATAGTCCAATTTATGTTGGACTTTTATACTTCATAACTAACAATTTTTTTATTAATAATGTATAAATGTAGCGAACGGTCTAGTTTTTCCCTTCATTGACCGTTTAGTGCTACACGGGAGCATAACCGTAAGAATTTATTTTTTATTGTTGTGTTCCCTTATTTTATATTTTGGGAATACCAAAGTATGAAAGATGGTGAATTAATGGAAAATGAAGAAGTAAAAACAACTGAAACACCAGTTGATGATAATACAAATGCACAAATACCTACCGATAAACCAGTAATGCCGGTTCAAGATGAAGTAAGACTATTTGGTAGACATATTATTTATGCAGATTATGAACCAGAAGAAATGAACGAGCAAATAATAAAACAAATATTAAATGACGTATTTAGTGTTCATTTACAAAATTCAAGGGAAATTAATTATTTAGAAAACTATTATAAAGGTTTTCAACCAATTTTAGATAAAGTTAAAGAAGTAAGACCAACTATAAATAACAAAGTTGTAGAAAATAATGCTTATTTTATGGTTGAATTTAAAAAGTCATTTGTTTTTGGTAAACCAATACAGTATGTACAACGTGGTGATGTTGCTAATGAAGAAGTAGGAGCTTTAAATAGTTATATGTTAGCAGAGGATAAATATCCAAAAGACACTGAATTAGCAGAAGACCTATATATATCAGGAATAGGACACAGATTAGTTCTTCCAGATATAAATGAAGATAGTCCTTTTATGATAGAAAATCTTGATAGTAAAACAACATTTTGTGTTTATTCTAGTAGATTACCTCATAAGAAACTATTTGGTTGTACTTATACGAGAGGTGTTAAGGATTACACGATAAAAGGTAGTGTATATACGAAAAATGCTTATTATGAAATGATTAGTCCAAGCGTTGCATCAGCATTTGAGGTTAAACTTATAAAACCTACTATATTAAATGAAATTCCTATATTTGAATATTACTTAAATAAATCAAGAATAGGAATTATCGAAATAGTTATGGATATATTAAATAACTTAAATAGAATTACATCTGATGAAATGGACGGATTAGAACAATTTATACAAAGCTTACTTGTATTTGTTAACCAAGATATTGATAGAGAAGATTATGAAGGATTACTTGATTTAGGAGCAATTAAAATCGCAACATCAGATCCAAGTAGACCAGCAGATTTAAAATTAATATCAAATGAAATAAAACATGACAATACAAAAGTATTACACGATAGATTATTCAATACTGCTTTAAATATTGTAGGTATTCCTAAAAATAGTGATAAAGCAAGTGGTGGAGATACTGGACAAGCTAGATATTTAGGTGAAGGTTGGACAATGGCTGACGCAAGAGCAGATGGAGATGAAATGGAATTCAAAAGATGTTCCAAACCAGAGCTTAAACTAATTTTAAGAATATGTAGACTTGCTCCAAATAGTCAAATTAAAACATTGACATTAAAAGATATAGACCAAAAATTTACAAGAAATAAATCAGATAATTTCTTAGTTAAATCACAAGGTATGATGAATCAAATTCAAAGCGGTATATCACCAGATGTTGCTATGACAACAAGTGGATTATATAGTGATCCAAATGAAACATTTAATAAATCAATGGAATTCTATGGTGGTATAGAAAATTGGATTAAATTATTTGTTGGACAAGCAAATAAACAAATAAAACAAAACAACGAGAATAGCGATGGAAGTCTTAATAAGACGACATCTGCCTCAAAGGATGAGTCTGGAGAGGTTAATAAATAGGCATTATAAGAAACTTTGAAGGAAGTACAACTTCTATAAAGCCTTATAAGTGAGTCCAAGCCAAAGAAACTTTAGAAGCCTTTGGAATTTTGCCGAAATAGCTCAATTGGTAGAGCAACTGACTTGTAATCAGTAGGTTGTGAGTTCAATTCTTACTTTCGGCACCATATTTCGATGATGTAACGGTAGCATAACAGTCTCCAAAACTGTTTGTCTAGGTTCAAATCCTAGTCGATTTGCCATCCGGTATTGATGTAATTGGTAGCATAAGTGCCTTCCAAGCATTTTGTATCAGTTCAAATCTGATATACCGGTCCATATTGGGAAGTAATTCAATTTGGTAGAAGCCTTGATTTGGATTCAAGAGGTTGCAGGTTCGAATCCTGTCTTCCCAACCATTTAGTATACGAACTGATTTATCAGTTTATATAAATTTGCTTATTGTAGAGAGCATAAATCTACAACACTCCATTGATGAGACGAGACATCCATAAAAACGTAAGAGTGGGAAAGGTATAGAAATGAAAGAAGAAATCGAAAAAGTATTAAGTGATGAAACACTTACAACTAATGAAGAAAGAGTTGATGCTATTGCGAAAAGTTTAGCAACATTAATGATTCCAAAAGATAAATATAATGATTTAAATGCTAAATATAAAACAGTAGAAAGCAACTATTCTACATTATCAACTGAATATGATGATTTCAAAAAATCAAAAATGACTGACGATGAAAAAAGAGAAGCAGAGTTAAAACAATTGGAAGTAGATAAGAAAGCAAATGCACTTAAAACAAGTGAATTAGCAGTAAAAGGTTTATTCTTAGATAATGGAATTAAAATTACTGATGAAGATACTGAATTAAAAGAAACTTTACAAAATATCATAAGTGAAGATTGCGATAAATCAGTAAAATTAGCAAATAATTTTATTACATTATTAAATAAAACAAAAGAGCAAACTAAAAATGAAACTACTACAGAATTGTTAAATGGCACACCAAAACCAGTAGGTGGTACTCAAAGTGCTAATCCTGTAGATAAGGTGGCAGAGTTACAAAAAGAACTTGAACAAGCAATTAAAGACAAGGACTTTTTGAAACAAACTGAATTAACTACTCAAATTTTCAAAGCAGAACAAGAAAAAAAGTTAAATAAGTAAAGTGTGGCACTCGTTTAGAAAAAAGGGATAGAAATTTTAAACGAGGTGAATATTTTTATGACAGGTGCTGAAACAGTACAAAGCTTTAGTTGTCCTAACTATTCAGGATTATTATACAATAAAGCAAATACAAAAACTCCATTTTTAAATATGATAAGTGGAAGAGTTAAATATACAAATTCAGTAGAATTCGTATGTGGACAATATTATACAAGTGAAGAAGGAGCAATACCAGAAATAAGTGAAACAGCTTCATTAACAGCTCCAACTGCAACATTTGTAACAAGAAGCCCAATGAGTAATGTTACTCAAATATTTATGGAATCAGTTGCTATTTCATACGCTAAACAATCAAATATGGCAACATTAAGTGGTGTTAACTTAGCAGGTCAACAAGCTAATCCACAAGATGAATTATCTTTCCAAGTTGCAAGAAAGATGGAAAAAATCAAGAGAAGTATTGAAAAAACATTTATTCAAGGAACCTATAATAAAGCAACAACTGACGCAACAATTAATAAAACAAGAGGTATGGTAGCTGCAATTACTACTAACGTAATTAGTGCTGAAAGTGGTCAAGGTTCTAGTAAAGTTAATGCTCCATTAGATATGTGGTTAGTTAATGATTTAGTTCAAAAAATCAATGACAATGGCGGAGATATTTCTAATATTGTATTATTAATGAATTCAGTTAACTTATTACAATTACATGGTGATGCTATTGAAATGAAAATGCCAATTGGAGAAGCTTATATGAGTGCTTATGGAATTCAAATAAGAGATTTAATATTACCAGTTGGTACAACAGTTCATTTAGCAATTGGTGAATTTATCCCAGCAGGAACAGTATTAGCAATTAATCCTTCAGTAATTGGACCAGTAGAACAACCAGTTCCAGGTAAAGGTAACTTCTTCTTAGAAGAATTAGCAAAAACAGGAGCAGGTACTAAATATCAAATCTTTGGTCAAATTGGATTAGATCACGGCCCAGAATGGTTCCACGGAAAAATTACTGGATTAAATACAGCATTTACTAAACCATCTAAGGAAGTAAAAGTTAATGTAACTAATACTACAACAAATCCAGTTAATACAAAAGCAGTTACTGCTTAATATAACTTTTTAAGTAAGGAAGTGTATTTATGAGTCAAGAAGAACAATTAAAGAAAATGCGACTAGAAGTCTTAGGCGATGTAGCTGATGACACAAAAGATGAAGTGTTTAAATTAAAACTAGATGACGCAGAAATTGTGGCTCTAAATACACTTTATCCTTATGATTTAACAAAAACAACAATAGATGCTGAAAACAACAAACGATTAGCAAATTGGCAAACAAGATGTGCTATTGAATTATACAAAGCTATGGAAAGAGTTGGATATCAATCTTATAGCGAAAACGGATTGTCAGTTCAATTTTTAACATCGCTATTATCAAACGATTTGTTAGGAGAACTAGTTCCAAAGGCAGGTATCCCTAAATGATAAGTGTGAAAGCTAATCCTAAAGATTGGGTTAAAGATGTTTATATAGCAAGTAAAGTTGGTACACAACTAGACATTGAAGGTAATGAAATTAATGTGTATGAAAACCCAAATAGTGAACCATATAAATTTAATTATCAACCGGTCAATACTGATGCTGATATTGCAGAGTTTGGAGAAAAAGCAAGCATTATGAAAAAAGCAGTTATCCCTATATCATATCAAGGCCATTTTAAAGAATTTGATGTAGCTTATCTTGATGGTGTTACACCAGAAGGAGAAGAAGAACATGGAGATAATGCTAACTATAGATTATTACCACCAAGAGATGGTAATTCAGTTATAATTATATATTTTGAAAAACTTACAGGAAAGTAGGTGCAATATGTACAAATTTACAAATGGAATAGTAGTTTTTGACGAAAAAACAAGAGATGACTTTATCAAAGCAGGTTATAAACTTGTCGAAGAAGAAAAAATAGAAGAGGATAAATCAAAAGATGAAAACACTTCTAACGATGGAACTATCGAAGAAAAGTCTAGAGGAAGCAAAAAAGTTTCTAAATAAATATCAAGAAGCCTATTCAAAAGGCATTGATAATGCTGTTAAATATGCCACAGAAATGATGTATAACAAAGTATTAGAGTATTGCTATGCAAATGGTATTTCTAATCATACAAGCCAAATACAGTGGCAATATGACGATAATGCAAAGAGTGGTAGAGTATGGACTAATGATATGGTAATTATCTTTAATGAAATGGGTACAGGAATTGTAGGCTCTAATAACCCACATCCTAATCCAGATGGACCTTTTAAGTCGTGGAAATATGATGTTAATGAACATGGCGAAGAAGGTTGGCTATATCCTAAAGAAGATGGAACTTATGGTTGGACTAAAGGCTTGCCAAGTAGACATATGTTCTACAGTGCATTTCAAGATATTAAAAACGAAATAGGAAACATAGTTGACGTTGAAATAAGAAAGACAGTAGGTGATTTATATTGATAGTTGAAAATATATTTGAAAATAAAATCTTTCCAGAATTAAAAAAATATGTTGAAGAAAAGTCAATATATAAACCAACAGTTACAAAAGCAATGCCACAACAAAGCAAAGTATTTCCTATAGTGCCAGTTAAATTACTTCCAGTAACTAATAAATATAATAATTTAAGTTACGGAGAAGAAACTTATACATTTGGTATTGAAATAAATGTTTATTCAATGGCAAGTGGAAAAACATCAAAAAGAACTATTTGTAATGAAGTTACCGAACAAGTAGTTGATTATTTTAAAAACAATTATCATGTAACCATTAAAACAGAATTAGATGCATTAAATACTGATTCTAATGTACATAGAAATATAGTTAAAATAACTGGAAAATTAGATACAAAATATGGATTAGATAATTTAGTTATTTATCCAAATTAAACGAATGTAGCACTTCAAATTGTAAGGGAAATTACAATGAGAGGTGAATAAATAATGTTAGATTTAGGTATTGAAATCAGAATAAAAGAAACAGCTGAAGCAAAATTCCCAAAAGAAAAATTAGTAGCAGTTAAAGGTGCTCCAGCAACTGGACAAGCAGGTGGAACAGTTGAAATAACAACTTCAAGTGATCCATCAAAAGTATATATTCCAGATAGACCTGATACTGGAGATATGGACTTTACTTATAACTATAGTGAAGCAAATTTAACAGCTGTAAAAACAGTATGTGATAATACAGCAAAAGATATTTTAATTAAATATCCAGATGGAACAGGTGCTTTATATACAGGTATTTGTCAAACTTGGAAGAATGAGGTATCAGTTGGTGGTGTAATTGAATGTACATTACATACAGTTCCAAGTACACAAATTGCTGATAAAACATCAACAGAAGTTACTGCATTAATAGCAACTGAATAATTAAAGGAAGTGGGGAAAAACAATGAGAAAATTAAAATTAAAAATAAATGATAAAGATTATACTTTAGAAATGACTAGAGATAGTATTAAATGGCTTGAAGCTATGGGATTTAGTATTGAAGAGTTTGATAGAAAACCAATTACATTTTATGATTTAATATGGACAAGTTTGTTTATTGCTAATCATAAAGATGTAAATCCAAATTTGGCACTTAAGTTAATGGATACATATCAACAAAGTGGTAAAAAAGCAGCAAAAGTTGTTAAATTTGGAATTGAGGAATACCAAGCTTTTATGCGTGCCCTAGCCGATATAGACTCGAAGGAGAACGACGAGGAACTAGAGATAATCGGGGAATAGACAACGACAAAGAGGAAAAAGGCAAACAATATAAAAACTTAACAGATTGGTTTTATAATTTGTTACCTATGGCAATCACATACGGTATGTCTGTGAAAGAGTTTTGGGAAGATGACCCAGACCTATTCTGGGCATACCGTTTTTCTTATTTTGAAAAGATAAAAACTGAACAAGAAATATTTAATAATAATGCGTGGCTACAAGGAGCATACTTTCATGAAGCTATAACAGTTGCTTTATGTAATGCTTTCAGCAAACAAAAAGTTAAATATTCTGAAAAACCATACGGCTTTGAAGAAAGGGCAGAAGCTACTGAAGAGCAAAAGAAAAAACGAATAGAAATGAATGTTGCAGATGTAAAGGCAAGAATTGCTCAAGTAAATGCAATAAGAAAAAATAGCGCTACCAAAAAGGGAACAACCGAAGAGGTAGGTGAAAAAATAAATGGATAATTCACAAACATTAGAATTACAAATTAAATCAAAAGCACAAGAAGCAAAAGCAAGTGTTGAAAGTTTAGTAAAAAGTTTAACTAATGTTGAGAATGTATTAACAAATATATATTTAGAGTTAGGTAGTATTGAAAAAAAAGCAGAATCGAGCATAAATAAAACGACAACAAATGCTACTAAAAATGTTAATCAATTAAAACAATCAACAGATAAAGCAACTAGTAGTGCTGATAAACTTGGAAATGCTTTTAAAAAAATTTTTACATTCGCAGGCGTTAAAAGATTAACAACAACTGCATTAGGTTGGATGAATGAAGCGGTCGATTATACAGAACAGTTAAACTTATTTAATGTTGTGTTTGATAATACTGAAAAAAATGGAAAACAGATGTTTTCTGAATTAGGTAAATCTGCTTTACAATTTCAATATAAATTAAATGAAGCATTTGGAACTAATAAAACACAGACATTATATATGCAAGGTATATTTGAATCAATGGGTGAAACTGTCGGTATAGAAGATAAGTATTCATCTATAATGTCTGAGACGATGACTAAATTAACTTATGATTTAGCATCTTTATATAACAAAACAGAAAAAACAACAGCAGAGGCAATTAGAGCAGGGGTGTATGCTGGACAAACAAAACCTTTAAGAAGCTATGGAATTGATGTTACTCAATCTAGCTTACAACCAATAGCTGAATCGTTAGGAATAACAGAATCTGTAAAAAATATGTCTCAAGCAGAAAAAGAAATATTAAGATATTTAGCAACAATGAAGCAAGCACAAATAGCAATGGGTGACCTTGCTAATACTGTTGAATCTCCTTCAAACCAATTGAAAATATTTAGACAGCAATTAGTAGAAGCAAAAGTTGCTTTATCTAGTCTCTTTATAGGAACGTTTTCAAAAATATTACCATATGCAAATGCAATACTAATGGTAATTAAAGAAGTCTCAAAAGCAATTGCAGATATGTTTGGTATCGAATTAAAAGATTACAATTCCGGTATAGCAAGCCAAGAGGGTATTTATGATGGAATTGCAGATAGTGCAGATGATGCTAGTAAAGCAGTAAAAGAATTAAAAAGGCAAACATTAGGATTTGATGAAATTCACAATATCAATGAAAATAACAATAGTGGTAGTGGTACATCTGTAAGTGGTGGAATAGACCAACGATTATTAGATGCCATAACAGGTTATGACAATGGTATGGATAAAGTACGAATGAAAGCTACAGAAATTAGAGATAGAATAATGGAATGGTTAGGGTTTACAAAAGAAATAGATCCATTGACTGGAGAGGTTAATTTTAAATTAAAAGATGGTGAAACAAGATTCAAAAAAATAATGGATTTTGCAAAAAAAATAAAAGATGTTGTAACATTTGCTTTAGATCATGCAGATATAATAATAAAAACAATTATAGGCTATAAATTGATAAAAAAACTTGGAGAAATATTTACTAATTTAAAAAATATTAAAAATGTGATAAAAACAATAGCTGGAACAAATTTTGGAAAATTGAGTATTGCCGTAGCAGGTGGTTTGGGATTAGCTGAATTAGTATCAAAAACTGATTGGTACAAACAATTTACTGATGGTAAAGATTTATTTGAATCATGGGATTATATATTCTCGACAGCAAGTCAAGTTGACGCTCAAAATAAAGCAAATCTTGAAAATTTAGGCTTAAGTTATATGAAACAAATTGCAATGTATGAAAAAGCTCTAAAAGATGGAAATACAGAACTTGCCAATATGATACATAATAGCATAAAAGATTATAAAAAAATTTTTAGTGATGATGAATTGAAAGCAGTTATTAAAGCTTATCAAGAAAACAAAGATTTAATAAATCAAATGGTGTTTGGCGAAAGCTTATTTAGCGATAAAGGAATAAATATTACAAGCTATACAGATGCTTTTAAAGAATATGTAGGAACAATAACAGGCAATCTTGCAAGTATAGAAAGTTATACAGAATTAATAGAAAGAAATGATACAGCATATAAAAACGCAAATGAAAGTATGGGCATATTAATTGCTCAAATGAATACTGATCAATATTCTGTGACGGCTGATGATATATCAAAAATAAATTCTTCACTTGAAACAATGAGAACAGCGTCAGAAAACAGTGGGCAAGCAACAGTAGATGCAATTACAAAAATAGTTCTTAAATATAAAGAACAGGGAATAATGTCAGATGAATTAACACAACAAATTATAACAGACGCAAAAAAACAACAACTTGCTGAACAAGGATATACAGAGGACTATATTAATAAAATTGTTGATTTGGATGAAAAACTAAAACATGGAAAAATAACTCAAGAACAATATGTAAAAGAGTTAACTAATATGTACAATGAATTTAATAAGACAACAGATTTAGTTTCTAAGAAAAAAGTGATTTTTGAAAACTTGACTGATAATGTGGATCTTTCAGCACAAAGCTTTGACGAGTTAGAGAGTTCAATTAATATTGCTACAAGTACATATGAAACAGGAATGGAAGAAATAGAAAATGCATCAAAAAGCAATTTGGATGTTATAAGTGAACACGCTGAAAAAATGAAGAGGGAATATGGTGAAGAATCAGAAGAATATCAACGCGCTGCAGAAGCAATTAAAGCAGTAAATCAAAGCAAAGCATCTAGCATGAAAGAATTAAAAGATAGTTATGCAACATACCTAAATAATATTTTGACAAATTTAGTAAATTCTGGAGAAATTGCTAAAGAAGAAGGTCTTGCACTTTATAACAAAGTAAACTCTAGTTTATCAAAATTAGGTTACGGAGTAGATTCGGATGTTAGGAAAAATTTAGAAGGAGTAAAAAACGAACTAAAATTAAATGGAGTTAAACTGGGTTCAGGATTAAGCGCAGATACTACCAAAGCAACAAGTGTAGTTAATCAGTTAATAGAAAAAATACAAAAACCATTTAAAAAATTAGGTATTAATATTAATTTAAGCACACTATTCAAAAAGAATGGTGGAATATTTTCTGGTAATTCATGGAAAAATATACCTCAATATGCAAATGGTGGCGTCCCATCACATGGAACACTATTTTGGGCAGGAGAGGCTGGTGCAGAAGTAGTTGCACATGCTAATGGTAAGACAGAGGTATTAAACCAATCACAAATAGCTAGTTCTATATATAGTGCAGTATTGAGTGCAATGAGTCAGTTTGGTGGTCAATCAGTTCAAGTCGATTTATATGCTCATACAGATGAAGGTGTAATAGTTGATAAGATAAATCAAAAAACAAAACAAACTGGAGTATGCCCTATAAATATGCCAATGCATTAAAAAAAGATACTTATTTTGTATCTTTACTATAACTATATTTACAATCTAATCCTTCGTTTCTTTCGCAGATTTTCATTAAATCAAAATCAATAATGAGTTTCCTTGATGGTGGTGTAGTATCACAAAGTTCACATTCTTTCGTTTCAAACGATATGTCTTTATTGGTTATATTTAAGTTTATTATATTTTTATCAATTTTGTATGTTCCAGAATATGTATGGAACCCTTCCTCCATAGATTTTTTTTCCTCATTCCAACCATATAATCTTTTTCTGTAAGTAAACTTGTTATTTTTTTCAAATGTTAAATATTCAACATTTAAACCAATATATTCTAGTTTATCTCTAACCCATGTACCTTTTAACGCTTCAATTTCTTCCTTATTTCCACAACCACACAAGCACATACAACAAGCAAGAATTAATAGTACCTTTTTCATATATACTCCTCTCTAAACTTCTGTACTAGCAAGTTAACATTATTATAACATGTGTAGCACTTTCTTTCAAAGGGAAAATTGAAAGATGGTGAAATTATGATAAAAGAATTTACCGCAAATGGCTATAAATATGTACTAGCAGGTCCTGTACTAGTAGTATCGAAAGTTAAATTAAATGGTGTAGATATATCTAAATATTTATCAAACAATACAAAAATATCTTGGTATGACGTATCTAAAAATAGTGGTCGTGACGCTACTAATGCAGATGGTACTATGGTACTTAATGTAATAAATACTAAATGGAGAATTGATTTAGTAAGTAGACCACTTACAGATGATGAAGTTGTTGACTTTTATGCTGAAATAATTAAAAGACCTGCACCAATAAGTGTAGACTTTCTAAACCCATTTACAAAAAAATGGCAAAATATATCTTGTTATCGTGGAGATAGACTTGCACAATCTATGCTTCCATATATAACACCAGATGGAATTATAGAATTATATAATCCTGCATCTCAAGCAGTAATAGAATTGTAGGTGGGATATGATAAGTACAAATTTTATAAATGAATGTAAAAATCGAGCAAACGCAAATCGTTTAGGTCAAATAGTAGTAGATGGTATAGATACACCAATATCACAATCAGATAATTTACAAAGTTTTGAAATAGATAGTGGTTGTTATGTAGATGGTAACATTATTGGTTCTGTATATTCAAAATGTTTAAAAGCAAAATTTGTAGCAATACAAAGCAATTTAAATGATAAATCAATATATGCCAAAATTGGCGTAAAATACGCTGATTTAAGCAACGAATATATTAATACAGGAAAATATAGAATAGAACGCCCAAATAACGAAATAACAGCAAATATGAGTCAAATAACAGCATATTCTGATTTATATACAAATCTTGATAGCAAGTATGTATGCAATATTAATTATTCTACAGGAGATAAGGCTTTATCAGACTTATATGCAGATGTGTGTACTAATTTGGGGTTAACACCAAAATCGTTAGAATTTATTAATAGTACAATTCCTATTGTTGCAAATCCATTCACAAATGGAGAAAAGAATAGAACAGTATTGCAAACTATTGCAAAAATATCTTGTTCATTTGTTGATATAGATAATGATACAAATGAAATTGATTTATGTTGGTTAAGTCAAAATGAAGAACCTGATTATATTTTTTATAAAAGTGATTATAGCAGTGTTGAAGGTGGAGAGGTTATATGTGGACCCATTAATTGTTTGATTATTAAAAATAGTCAAATTGATGATGAAAATGTAACAATTAAAGACGAAGAAAGTATCAAATTAAATGGTGAACATTCAATAACTATTAGCGATGATTATATATTGCATAATGCCGAATTAAGACAACAGGCGATTGATTCTATTTGGAGCAGAGTTAAAGGCATGAAATATGTAGACTGCAAATTAACAACATATTATGGAAAACCATTTTTAAAACTTGGAAATAAAATAAGAATCTATATAAGTGATACAGAATATTTTGACACTTATGTGTTAAAACATAATTTTACTTATGATGGAACTTTTTCAAGCGTTATCCAAAGCCCTGCTTTAACAGAACAAGAAATCAAAAATAAACAAGATATTAGTTTAGCTGAAGCATTGGCCAATGTGCAGATTGATGTTAACAAACAAGAAAAACAAATAACAGCTTTAATTGAAACTAACAGTTTAACGCAAACAAAAACTGGAGTTAACTATGTTGAAACCGAAAATTCATATGAAAATGGATTAACAAAATTGAAATTTTACGGAGATATTCATTATTTATTTCCATCCGAAGAACAATTGGGACAACAAAGTTCAAAATGTGGAATATCTAAAAGTGGTGTTTCAAAAGCTCAAAGTTTCATTGAAAATACTGAAGGATTATATCCATCCGAAGATTTATACCTTGTGGATAGTTATTTAATTATCGAGGGTGAAGGCGAAACAAAAAAGATTCAATTACCATATTTCGAATTAAATTATACTGAAAACATTTATGATGAGTTTATTTTAGAAAAGGATCATGCTTATATAATACGAAGACTAGATGAAAACAAACACCCATTAGCAAATGAATCCATTGAAGAAATAGAAAAATTTAATATTCAATTATATAAAGGTTATAACAAAATTTATATGGAAAGCTTTAATTTAAATTATGAAGTAACTTACAATATTCAAAATGCTTATACAGATGCTTTTGCAACAAAAACTGAATTAAGATTAGCTGAAGAAGAAATTAATATGAAAGTTTCCAAAAAAACAAATAGTGATGAAATAATATCTTCTATAAATCTTTCTCCAGAAAAAGTCAAAATACAATCTGGCAAATTAGATGTAGATGCTATTGCAGAATTTACTAATTCCAAATTAAAAGACAAGGGAAGCACAATAATAAATGGTTCAAATATTACAACAGGTGATATAGATGCTACAAAAGTCAATGTTGTTAATTTAAATGCTGATAATATCAAAAGTGGGAATATTCAATCAAAAAATTATGTTTCAAATACAAGCGGAACAAAAATAAATTTGGAAAACGGAACCATAGATACTAAAAACTTTAAAGTTGATGATTCCGGAAATGTAAATGTTAAAGGAACAATCGAAGGTAGCACAATAAAAGGTTCATATTTTACAGGCACAACAGAAAACATTAAATTGCAAATTGGTACTGACAACAATGGATATATGAGTAATAATAACTCCTTAGAATTAGTATATTCCAGTGATAATACTAGAATACTTGGAATATATGGAAAGTTTTGGAATGTCAGTAATCAGAAAGCTTGTTACTTTTCTTCACAAGCTTCCAGATTTGTTTTTGTGGGAGATGTATTCGCAAATAACATTTCAAACAGTTCAAGAGCAACTTTGAAGAAAAATTTTGAAAAGTTTAACAATGGATTAGATATTGTAAAAAATACAGATATTTATAAGTATCACTTTAAAACACAAAATGATAAAGAAAAAAAACACATAGGAATAGTAATTGGAAACAAATATAGATACAAAAAAGAAATTACAACGCAAAATAATGATGGAATAGATTTATATTCAATGATAGCAGTTGCTTATAAAGCAATACAAGAACAACAACAAATGATAGATGACTTAAAACATGAAATAGAGGTGTTGAAAGATGAAAAGTAATAAAATTCACAATATTGTAAATTTATTGTTGGTATTTGTTATAATTTTGCTTATTTTTATAAATACGTTTAAAAATAAATACGATATAAATAACGATGGTAAAGTTGATATATTGGACTTATTAAAATTACAAAAATACATTGTAGAAAGAGATGATAACAAATGCAAAAAATAACATTTGAAGATACGCAAGTTACAAAAAAGCCTTATGTAACAATAAATGAAACAGAATATGAAGTTCAAGATGGAACATATACAGGCGGTACAGATTTAAATGCAACTACATTTAACAATATGCAAGATAATATAGAAAGTGCGATTGATGAGAATACGAATAACATTGGAAATTTAACTGATTTAAACACTACAGAAAAAAATAATTTAGTGGGAGCTATTAATGAAGTAAAAACAGGTTTGGGGAAAATAACGAAATTAAATACTACTGATATAACAACGAAAGCTGTACATACATTAAATTACAATGTAAATAATTATGATTTTATATTAGTATTTGCTACTGGAAATCAATATGGGCATTATCAAATGTGTACAATATTAAAACAGATATTAGCTGATTGGGCGTATCAAAAAATCCAATATGATGACACATCATATTTTGGTGCAAAACTTTATGGTACAACATTAGACACTACTAATAGTACAGGATTGGGCGAAAATAATGTCAGAATAACTGCACTATATGGTGTTAAATTATAAAAATGAAAGGAATGATATAAAATGGTATATATAGAAACAGAATGGGAAAACAGACCAAGTAAAAAAACACCAGTAAATGCAACTAAACTAAGAAAAATTGAGAATGGAATATATACGAATAGTATTAACATCGGGGAATTAACTGATTTAAATACTGAAACAAAAGAAAATTTAGTAGAAGCTATCAATGAAACAAATACAAAAAATTGTTTAACTATTAAAAGAATTGAAAATACACTTGATGTAACAGAATGGCAAGGTTATGATGTTAGTTTTCCAATAATAAGTTCACAGAAAGGTAATAAATTGTCGGTTAACGAAAATGGGCAAGTTGTAATAGGCGCAGGAATTAATTATATAAAAGTAAATTTAAATTTTGAATTTGTTTGTAGTGTTACAACAACATCTTATATTCAATTTAAAATATTAAAAAATTCAGAAGTTATGGCTGTAAATAGAATATATAATTTAACAGCTGATATTAGAGAAAATTCTTATTACACCTGTTTTAATCCCTGTAACGCAAGGAGATATAATCAAAATGCAAATAACTTCTGCAATAGCAGGAACATTAACTTTAGGTGGCGGAAATTTCACATATATAACAGTAGAAGCAATAAATTAAGGAAAATAGTATGGAAGAAAAATATATAGAAAAAATAGTAGAAGCAGAACAACGTTCAAAATCAAATACAAAAAGGTTAGACACTTTAGAAAGCAAATTAGATAATATATATGAATTAACTGTGTCAGTAAAAGAAATTGCTACCGAAATGAAAGCAATGAGAGAAGACGTAAATAAAATTGATAAAAGAGTTGTAGAAATAGAAAATAAACCAGCAAAAAAATTAGATTCTATTTGGGGATATGTAATTGGAGGTCTAATTGGTGCAGTAATTACATTTTTAACAATAAAATTAGGATTAAAATGAGAGGTGAATTAAATGAATGAATTTATAACATGGGATGTTTTAATGACTTATGCGTCATTTGTAACAATTGTATATATGGTTGTTGAGTTTACAAAAGATTTAAAATTTATAAAGAAAATAAAAACGAAGTATTGGAGCTTTTTAATAGCATTTATATTATTAACTATAGTAAATGCAGTAACAGGAACTTTTAAATTAGTAGATTTAGTTTTATATGCATTAAGTTCAATGACAATTTCATTGGGGGCTAATGGATTAAGTAATTTTAATAAAGAAGGTGTGAAGTAATGGACAAGTTATTTGGAATAGATATAAGTGAATTTCAATCAAAAATGAATTTAGATAAAGCAAAATTAGAAGGGGTAAAATTTGCCATATTAAGAGCAGGTTATACTGGTTATGGTAAAGCTAAAGGGAAAGCAAAAGATAGTGCTTTTGAAAATCACTATTCAAAATGTAAACAAATTAATATTCCTGTAGGTGCTTATTGGTTTTCAAGAGCTACTTCAAAAGAAGAAGGAATAACAGAAGCAGAATATATGTATAACAATTGCTTAAAAGGAAAGCAATTTGAATATCCTATTTATATTGATGTAGAAGATAGCGTATATCAAGCAAAGGCAGGTAAACAAGCTGTAACTAATGGGATTATAGGTTTTTGTGAATACTTAGAAAACAAAGGCTATTATGTAGGAATTTATGCTAATACCAATTGGTTTAAAAACTATATGTATACAGATCAATTAAAAGATTATGATAAATGGGTAGCACAATGGAGCAAATCAAGACCAAGTTCTCCAGAAGGTGGATTATGGCAATTTGGTGGAGAAACTAATTATATAAGAACAAATAAAATTGCTGGAATTACTTGCGACCAAGATTACGCCTATAAAAATTATCCTAGTATTATGAAGAATTGTGGTTTAAATGGCTTTACAGCAACGAAAAAAGAAAATAGTACAAATATACCATCTGAACCTAAAAAAAGCGTAGAACAATTAGCACAAGAAGTTTTAGAAGGCAAATGGGGTAATGGTGCAGACAGAAAAACAGCTTTAACTAATGCAGGATATAATTATGAAGAAGTGCAAAGCAAAGTAAATGAACTTATGCATACAAATAAAGAAACAATATATGTTGTTCAAAAAGGCGATACTTTATCAGGTATAGCTAAAAAATATAATACTACATATCAAAAAATAGCTAAAGACAATAATATTTCCAATCCAAATTTAATATATCCTGGACAAAAGTTGATTATAAAATAAAAAATTTCAAACAAAAAAAGGAAATTAAAAAAAATAATGGAACATTTATATTAGGAGGTGATATAAATGTTTTTATTTGAAGAAATTATTAGTGATGAAGAACTAATGTTTTATATTTTACTTAATGATTAAGTAAGATTATTTTTTGGTCTTGCTTTTGGTCTTGTTTTTGTCAAATATTATCGTGTTTTTTAATATTTTTTCTATACCAATTTAAATTAAAAAGATTGACAAAAATGGTTATTTTGTAAGGAAAAAGCAAATATTTGTTGTAATATAACGATAAATAAGAATTATATATGATTAGTTTCTCCTCAGCTCCACCATTAATAAATTATTCGAACCATTGTGGCTCGTTTTTTTTATAAAAAAACAAAGTGACCGAATCATATTGATAATACCTTTTCTTGCGTTTTATTGCTTGATACTTTATTATACTTCCTTGCACCAATTTTTAGAATTATCTTAAATTTGTATCATGAATTAATGTTAAATAATTTGAAAAAAACATATTATTTATGTTTTACATAATAATGTAAATACTAAGTAAATACTAATTAAAAGAATATAATTTTAAACAAATATGTATGATATAATTAATATGGTGATAAGTATGTATCAAAAGTTTTTAGACGATTTAAGAAAAAAATATAATTATGATGATAATTTAATTAATGCAATAAAAATAAGTATAGTTGCCATGGTTGATACATATGGGGAAGAAAATATTAACAAAATATTAAATTTATTTTATAATACGAGAATATTTAGTACAGGTGATATGTCAAAAGAAAGTCGTGACAAAATAAGAAAAACTGTGTTAGGAGAAAGTAACAGTGATATTGTTGAAGATTTAGATAATGTATATGGAACTAACATAGATCCAGGTGCATTCTATTCATACGAGGCAATATATGATGAAAATATGGATGTTGTAGGTGAAAAAAGGTGGATAGTTGTAAATGATTTAAGTGGTAAGGTAAATGAAGAAGGATATAAAAAATTGTTTGATACTTCAATTAATATGCCATACTTTTTACACGAATTAAATCATGCGTATGCTATGCAAACACCAATATATGAAAAAAATAATAATGAGATAACTTCCAAACATGGTATGTTTAAAAACACAATAAAATATGATATTTCTACTGATAATAAAAAACATGTTAAAGATATAGATAATCAAGGAATAATTACAGAAGAAATGATAAACGAAATGTATACACAAAGACAACTTATAAAAATACTTAATAAAAGTAAATATGAAGAAGTTGAAAACGAATTAAATAATATTAATCATGTTTCAACAAGTTATAATTCATTACTTATAATGTTTGCAAATGAATTAGAAAACTTAATTGGGAAAGAAAGGTTAAGTGATTATAGAGAAAAAAATGATTTTTCTGTAATAAAAGAATTTAATGACATTGTAAAAAATTCCGAAATTGCTAAAAAATACATAGGTACAACTGATGCTTTTGAATACTTTTCAAGTAAATGTTATGAATTATTTGATTTATCTTTACATAAATATCAACTGGATATAGATAAATACAAACTTGAATCATATAAAATTATGGTTGATGTATTTGCACCTATATGCGCTTATAAAGAAGTTAAATATGGAACAAGCAATTTAGAAAAATATGAAAATTCTAGGGAAGAATATTTAGGAACAGAAGAAAAACAATATAAAACAAAATAAATACAGTATTTTATAATGCTGTATTTTTATATGCCCTTGCACTATTTATAAAACTTAAAAAAATATTTTTAGAATCAATATTATTTTTAAAATCTTTCTCTGGATGCCATTGAACTCCTAAAACAAACCTTTTATTTTTTATTTCAATTGCTTCAATAACATTATCTTCACTTAAAGCATCTATTTCAAATAAATTATTATCTTTACATCCCATATTGTGAAAGCTATTTACATTGATTTCATCTTTTTTTATTATACTATATAATAAGCTATTATTTTTAATATTTATTTTATGTGAAAAATTAGTATCATTTGAACTTTGATTATGATTGATTTTAGAATCTATTTTATACAAATTAATATCTTTATTATTGTAACAAGACAGTAATTGCATACCCATACATATACATAAAATGGGCATATTTTTTTTTATTGCTTTATCTAGAACACAACTATCAAATTTAGTAAATTTATTCCCGCCTGGAACAATTAATCCATCACAGTTGTTAAGGTAAAAATCAATTATTTTTTTTTCTTCATTACTTACTTCTGGAAATTCATTTGATTTAGTGTAATAAGAATCTGCATTAGTAGTAGGGCATAATATAACAGGAATTCCTCCAAGTTCTATTATTATTTTTCTTATATTTTCTGAAATATATTGAATAATTCTACCATCATCTGATTTATAACACCTTGGTAAAACAATTATATTTGGTTTTTTCATAAATAACCTCTTTCTCATAAAAACATTAATATTATTTACAAAAAAAAATAATTTATAAAAAAGTTATATTTCTATAACTCTTTTCTATCAATATTATCAGAATTCAAAGTAATATCTTTATTAACAAATTGAATTTTAAAATCACATTTATTAGCTATTATATCAACTGTTTTATAACTAGGCTCAAATCTTTCATTTTCATATTGAGAGATTGTGTTTTGTGGAATACCAGTTATATTTGATAGTTCTTCTTGCGTTAAGCCTTTTATTTTTCTCATCGTTTTTAAAATCTTGCCAATCATAATATAATCACCAACAAAAACATTATCTCATTTTCAGATAAAAAGTTCTTGAAATATCTTTTAGACAGATATATAATATAATTAGATTTCTTTTCTATCGATATTATCAGAGGTTAAAATGCACTCACCATTTTTAAATTCAACTTTAAATCCACAACATTTAGAAATTTTTAAAATCATTTCAAAAGTTGGTTCAATTCTTCCAGTTTCATATTGAGAAATAGTATTTTGTGGAACATCAATTAATTTAGAAAGTTCTGTTTGTGTTAGACCTTTTATTTTTCTCATTGTTTTTAAAATTTTGCCAATCATATAATCATCTCACGAAAATTATCTCAAAACTAGATAGTAAGATGTTATAATATCTATAATTGAGATACGTTAATATTATGGAGGAAAAATGAATAATTATTTAAAAGAATGCTTAATAAATTACATATTAAAAAATTATGATAGATATAAGAATGAAGGATTTCAAATTTGGCTTCATGATAATTATTTAAGAATTAAATATAATCATAAAATATATATTACAAAAATTATAATAGAAGAAAATAAATTTTATTGGCATTTAAAACCATATAATAAATCATATTTCTTAACAGAAATAAAAGGATATAGTTCATTTGAAGCAATAATATTTGCCATAAAAGATAACGATAATATTTGTTAAAACTTTGAGGCTATTAAAATTGTTTCTTTTTTTTTGTGAACATATAACATAATAGAAAGAGAAAACTCTTTCTAAGAAAGAAGTGGTTAGTATGGAAATATGGATTGGTCTTATATGTACAATAATGGGAATTATAATAAGCTATGTAACATTTTATTTAAATCAAAAAAAGGAAATAAAAAAAGATACTAGGGAATCTGCAGAAAGAAACATTAGGTTGGAATTAAAATTAGATAATATCTATAATAACTTAAGCGAAATCAGATTAGATCAAAAAGATATATCAAAGGTTTTAAATAGGTTAAATGAGAAAGTAGCACTTTTAGAACAAGCACTAACGGATGCACAAAAAAGAATTGAAAAATTGGAGCAAGGTGATAAACAAAATGGTTGATTTTCTTAATATACTTTATCTAATGGGAATTTTGGGATTAACAATTCTAATAAATACAATACTAGGAGTTTTTATTTCTTCTACAAAAAACGAATTTAATATAAAAAAATTGTTTTTAGGAATATTAAAATCTTTAGTGATTGGAATTTGTTTGTTTCTATTTATAATTTCATTAGAAATAATGCCACCTTTATTATCTAAAATTGGAGTACAAATTCCAGCTGGAATACCTGATGCGTTAGAAATTATCATTATATGCTTAACAGTTTATAAAAAATATGCTATTGACTGCTTTTCAAAATTTAAAATAATTTTAAATGGAGGTGATGAAAAATAGGATTTATATTAAAAGGTGTAAAATACTCACCTATAAAAAACATTTCAAATCAATTAAATATTTCTAGTGATTATGGAAATCGAACATTTTTAATGAGAGGGGAAAAAGTAACTGACTTTCATACTGGAATTGATATAACTAACTTAGGTCAAGTAACATGCATTGGAGATGGTAAAGTAGTAGAATGTGTAAAAAATATAAAAGGTTATGACAAAGTAAATAAAAGTGGTAATTATATAATGGTATATCATGGGAAAAATATAGAAGGTAAAAAAATATATACCAAATATAATCATTTAGATTATGGAAGTGTTAAATTAAATATAGGAGATGAAGTAAAAACAGGTGCTATAATGGGTACAAATAATATTAAAACAACTGGTTATTCTACAGGATTACATTTGCATTTTTCAGTAAAAGAAAATTCTTCCTATGTTGATCCCAAACCTTATTTAAAAGCAGTAAAACTATTACCAAATGTTATAGATGAATCATCAGATTCTGAAGAAACTATTTATATTGTAAAAAAGGGAGATACATTTTTTATGGGGAATAATGAGTAAAATTATTGATTTGTTTAGAAAAAAGTTTATAATATAAGACAAGAAAGGAGCTTTGTTAATGAATGAAAATTTTAATGTAGGAAATCCAACAAAAGAAAATATTGATTTTGCTTTTAAAAATTTAATATTTTATATTACAGCTTCAATTCAATTAGATATTTACAAGGAACAAAAAAAGAATTTTGAAAAAGTCTTAGTCGAAATTAATACGATTTTAGCAACATATGTAAATAAAGAAAGCCTAATATCTATAAATGAAGAAAAATTGCAAAATATAAAATTTGATTTAATTGATTTAGATACTGAAACAAAATCCTTAAAATCTTATTTTGCAGAATGGTCTTTGTTGTGGTTAGAGGCAATTATTTCTTTAAGAATGTCAGAAATTAAAATGGGAGGTGTTAATAATGGCAGATAGAGATAAGTATGGAAATTATGTAAATGATAAAGGGGTTACTATAAAGATTAATACAGATAAAAATGGTAATGATCATATTGGTTTTTATGGTGGTGAAGTAGATAAACCGCATGATGCGGCACACGTTAATGTAAATTATGATAAAGAATCATGGAGTTCTACAACACATGGACCTGATAAAAGTGATACAAATTCAGGATCAGGAGGTTGTTATTTAACTTCAGCTTGTATGAAATATTTTCAGGAAAAATTTGATGATAATTGTTATGAATTAACAGTGTTAAGGTGGTTTAGAGATAATTTTGTTTCAAAAGAAGATATAGAACATTACTATGAAGTAGCACCAATCATTGTTGAAACAATTAATAAAGAAGAAAAATCTGGTATTATTTATGATTATATTTATGATAATATAGTAGGTTATTGTGTTGAGCAAATTGAACAAGGAAACTATGAGGCAGCATATAACAGATATAAAAATAGTGTTTTAGTATTAGAAGAACAATTTACCAAACCAGCATTAACAGATAGATTTGTAAAAACTTTAAAATTAAAAACTAATAATTAGTAAAAATTAATCATCCTATAAATTTTAATGGAATTTAGATAATAGGATGATTTTTTAATGCTTTAATATATCATAATATAAAGATTTATTTAATGATAATCCTTTATATCAACCTACAAAGTAGGATGAATTTTGCAAGTGCAAAATCAGAATTGTGTATATGCGATTTCTTATAAAATAAGGATTAAATCGGGTATGATACACAATCTTCTTATCCTGCTATTTCATAATTTAGTGAATTATGAAATGGTTTAGGATGATAGATAAATTTTTCTATAATTTATGACTTGACTTCTTTAATTATTGGAGCTACTATGCATCATGAAAAGGAGATGATGTTTATGAATATGATGGAGGTTTATGATAGTAAGTAATATTGTTAGGTATGTTTTAAACATATCAAATAATATTACTAAAACAATTCTTATTGCCATAGAATTTATTGGAGGTATTAAACTCTATGGTTAAATACAATGTTAATTTAAAGTTTAAAGATGAGGGGAAGTCTTTAAATGAAATAATAACTGAAGTATTAAAAATTGAAATAAAAAAGCATTTTATGATGACTTGCAATAATTTGAAAGTAGAGCTACCATGTAATCGTACTCATTATTCCCAAAATGGAAGGAGTTATAATTGATGGCAGGGAATAATAGTTTTAAAGTAGGAATATATATAAGATTATCAAGAGATGATGGAAACATTGAATCTGATAGTATTATTAGCCAAAGAAGTTTACTAAATCAATATGTTAAAGAGAATAATTATAATCTAGTTGATGAATATGTAGATGATGGTTTTACTGGAACAAATTTTGAAAGACCATCATTTAAAAGAATGATTAAAGATATTGAATCTGGAAAAATTAATATGGTTATTACTAAGGATATGTCTAGATTAGGTAGAGATTATATAGGTACAGGAGAGCTAATTGAAAAGTATTTTCCAAATAAAAATGTTAGGTATATTGCTATTAATGAT